GTGGGCGGAGTTGTTGGTGCTGCTGGTGGACTGGCTGCTGGATATGCATTGAGTCCGTCGTCCGCTGACGTGGCTCAGAGACAGCAGTCAGATCAGAACGCCCGTCAAAATCAGGAGCAGCGTCGCCTCGACGCGGAGAACCTCAAGTACACCCAACTCATCCCACTGCTTCAGCAGTTCAAGGGTCTGAAGGGTCTGGATCAGGTGGAGCCTCTGCTGAAGCAGGAACGGCTGACTCAGAAGACGTTGGACGTCGTCGCCAATATCCTGACAGATCCGAAGTACAAGACTGAGCAGGATCGCACGAAGGCGTTGCAGGACTTCTCCAAGTACGGGATCGAGCTCGGTCCACGAGGCACGTTGAAAGATGTGCTGGGTGGCAAGGGCAAGCCCGACAAGGAGGCTCAGAAGCTCCAGAACACGATGAATCGTGGGTTCGGCCTAGATGCCAACTTCTACGACGAGTGGAATCGCCTGACTACCCTGTTCAAGACCGGCCGGATCAATCTCGACGAACTCACTGCGGCACAGGATCGTCTGTTGGACAAGCAGCCGATCATCGCCGAATTCAATCGTCAGAAGGCCAAGAGCAATGAGGAGGATGGTAAGGGTCTGGATCTGTTGATCAAACAGATCACCGTCAAGGACAAGGCCAATCGCGGGTTGGATGATGAGATTCGTCTCGCCGGGCTGCGCAATGACGAGTTGTTCGTCGAGCAAGGTCTGACGAAGATCATCAACGATTACGCGGATGCGGGCATTCCGAAAAAGGAGATCGATGCATTACTGCCGGCCCTGCGTCAGAAGCTCGAACTGCTGCGTGAGACTCAGCAGATCACTCAGGCCGAGAATGCCATCCTAGACGCCACGGTCGACAAGTACAAGGCTCAGATCATTCAGCAAAAGGCTATGAAGGCGTTGATCGCTGATCCGACTTCTGGCTTCACGAAGACCGATGCCACAGACCTCATCACGACTCAGGATCAGAATTTTGCAGGTTCTGCGGAGTGGATCGCCGCTCAACAACGCAACCTGCAGAACTATTACGCCTATGTACAAGGCCTTCGAAACGCTGATCTGATCAGTGAGCAATCTGCTTACCAGGCCAAGTCAGCGGCGGCAGCTGCGTTCAACACCCAACTGAACGACGCGTACGTCAAGGCCGCCGATCTGCGGTTGAAGGCCGGATCCACAGACATCATCGATGGCATGATCGCCAGTCTGGGTCGGCTGGCGTCCGGATTCACGAACTTCTTTGCAGGTGCCACCACTGCTTTCGGCAATTTCTTCACATCATTCACCGACGGATTCGCCAACAGTGTCGGCCGGGCTATCGTGTACTCTGAGGACTTCGGCGACGCGTTGAAGAACGTGGCTCGTCAGGGTATCGCTGAGCTCATCTCAGCCATGGTCAAGTTGGGCATCCAATGGGTCGCCAACGCGGTGTTGGGACAGTCCATTGCGGCGGCCACCTTGGCTACTACCACGACAGCAAGTCTGACTGCGGCGACCGCAATGGCCGCAGCCTGGGCACCTGCCGCAGCAGCTGTCTCATTGGCGACGTTCGGAGCCAACGCCGCCGGAGCCATTGCAGGTATCTCAGCCACATACGCCACCACGGAGGCCTTGGCTCTCACCAGCTTTGCAGGATTCCAATCAGGCGGCTACACTGGAAACGGCGGCCTCTCTGATATTGCCGGCGTGGTGCATGGGAAGGAATTTGTGGTCAATGCCGATGCGACCGCCCGCAACCGCGCCACACTCGAAGCGATGAATCATGGTCGGGACATAGGCGGTGGCATCAACGTCGTCATCCAAGACTTCACCTCAGGTGACAAGACTTGGGAGGTTGAACAGTTGTCAGAATCTGATGTACGGATCATCGCCCGTGAAGAGGCCAATAAGGCTGTGGATACACGAGCTCCGGTGGCCGTGGCCAATGATCTGAACGATCCGAATTCCAGAACGTCCAAAGCCATTGCTCGGAACACTAAGAGTGAGCGCAAGAGATGACTCAGCTGACTCTAGACGTAGTAGCCAACGGCTACACTGTCACAGAACCCGAACAGATCCATTACCAGGCCCTGGAAGGCGGTATGGGTCGGTACACCCTCGACATGGTGGGTGGAGCCAATCGACTTGTGAACGTGACCTGGGTGTGCAGTGGTGACGAGTACGAGTACTTGAACGAGTTCTTCCGAACCAATGTAGGATTGGACTGTCCACCGTTCGAAATCATGCTGTTGATAGATGGCAGTGCTCCGGCCGTGCTGTACGACGGGGTCCAGTTCGTGGAGGACTCGTTCAAGTTGGCCAGCGTCAGTGCGGGCGTATTCACTGTGACAGCTCAGTTGGAGGTGCCACCGCTCACGGATGTGGAGACCTGGTTTGACGCTGGTTGGGACGAGGTGTGGCCTGACACACCGCGCAAGCTCAATCTGCATCCACAACAGTCCAACTACAGTATGGACTTCGGGTCCGAGATCGTCAGCACCAATCAGGGCGGTCCACAAGGCAGCTACCGCAGATCGTACCTCAATGCGGCGCGTCGTGTGACGGTCAAGTGGTTGACAGAGTCCGCTGGTTACGGATACCTACAAACCTGCTACAGGAGCTTCGTGTCCAGTGGTGGCGAGCCATTCTTGATCGATCTGTTACTGGATTCGCAGGACGTCACGGAACACCGGGCTTGCTTCGTCCCTGGCTCATTCAGTCTATCTGAACAGAAGGGTGACGCTTACACGATCGACGCAGTGCTGGAAGTCGAACCAGCTCCGTACGTCGGAGACTTCGTACAGCATCCGTCAGTGTTACCGACTGGCGGTGGCCTCATTGGGTGGTTTGAGCCGGACAATCCGTCATACGGCGTGGCGACGGAGGGCGCTTCGGGCTCCAGAAGTATCGAGGACGGCCCGTTCCCATCTAGTCAAGATCTGTACCTGGGGGTGGTCGGCTGGATCGATGAGACAGTGGTGTGGGATCTGGATTGGGTAACAACGTCCTTTTCAGGATTTGACCCGACACTGACAGATCTGGGCGGTGGCAAGGCCATGCTGTCGTGGGTGAACATCGATTACCCATTCAATCGCGGTTACGATGCGGGTGTGGCTACGATAACTGCCACCGTCAACGGATCGCCGTCCAACGCTATCGAAGCTGTCATGGCCAGCCAATTCTACGGCAATTTGGTCTGGGGGCCTGTATCACCATGAATCAGATCACTGCTGTCGTACTGTCCAAGCACGGATACCAGCGCAGATTTCGTGATCTGGACTTCGTGGTGCATCACTCAGTCATCAACAATGCCAGGGATCTGTGCCTAGCTCGGTTTCAAGCTGTTCAGGCCGTCAGAACTCCGTACTTCTTCTACCTTGACGACGACGATGATCTGCCGTTCGACTACTTGGATGTGTTGAACGACTGTGTGGCAGCGGGCGCTTGTGTGGCGTACACCGACGAAATCATCGTGTCAGGTGACTCGTCCGAAATCCGTCGATCAGCGGACTACAGTCAGAGCCTGCACCTGAAACAGCCGTTGCTGATTCATCACTTAGCACTGTGTAGAACGGCCGACGCACGTGAGGTGGCGCGGACGCTACCCGTAGAACCCTACTGTCCGGAAATGATCCTGTACTGGGAATTGGCCAAGCGTGGCGCGGTGTACGTGCCACGTGTGGGGTACGTGTGGAACAGGTCTAACGGCATGCACACGTGGACGTCCACGGCCAAGAGTTGGGTGAGAGCTCCAGAATACTGTGAGGCACATCCGTAATGTCAGCTTACTCAGAATACTTCCTAGGCCGTTCGAGGCGCGTCGTCGGTCTGCAGCTGTTGCAGATCTCGCACCCGAACTTCTCACAGACATACTACAAAGTCCGCAACGCCCGTGGCGGTGTGACAGTGACTTTGGAAACAGACGTCGAGCAGGTGTTCGATTACTTGCCCATGCAGATCACGCCGCTCAAGGCCAGTGACGATCTGGATACTGGCCTCAGTGTGGTGATGGGCGATATCGGGGAAGTCTTGCCGAAGGAGGTGGACTCCGTTGACGTCAATGACGGCTATTACACAGAGCCCACAGTGATCTACCGCCTGTACCGGTCGGACCAACTGACTGCTCCTCTGTACGGACCCATCCCGCTGAAGGTCAAGACGATCACGTTCGATAGGACTGGTCTGTCATTCGAAGCCAGGGCCCCACGCCTCAACTACAACAAGACGGGTGAGTTGTACCTGTTCGACAGATTTCCGATGCTCAGAGGCTTCCTGTGAGCATCGACAAGTTCTTCGGTCTGCGATACGACGAGAAGTCGTACAACTGCTATCACTTCACTTGTGACGTGTGGAAGCACCTCACCGACGAGGATCTTTCACAAATCATTGATGATCAGATGCAGACTTCAGGTAGACTGTACAGGCGATACGTTCGGCAGTTCAGAGAGCTGGATGTGCCGGTGTCACCCTGTCTAGTGATCATGCAGAATCCCAACGAAGTCGTTCACATGGGCGTCTATTACAAAGGTCGAATCCTGCACTTCTCAAAGGGATTGGGCACCGAGTATATGCCTCCGGAGGTGGCCTGCCGCCATCACTTGAAGGTCAGATATGCAGCTCGTAATCATTCATGACGTTCTGAAGCCACACGCCACCGAAATTTTGGAGGTGGCTGACCTGTGCGCGGCGTTGAAGGAGCGATTCCCTGAGGAATTTCCACAGACTGGTAGGCTGTACCACTACCAAGTGGCGGTGGATCACGAGATCACGCCTACCTGTGAAGGGGACGTAGATTATCTGCAATCCATCAAAGATGGACCAATTTATCTGGTGATCTATCCAGCCGGTATTGAGGTGTTCGTCTATGCCGTGATATTCATCTTGTTGGTGGCGGTCGCGATCATGTTGCGACCACAGATTCCCAACTCGACGGCTCGTAATTCTGATACCGGATCGTCTAACAACGCATTGTCAGGGCGCTCCAACAAACCTCGTGTCAACGGTCGCATTCCTGACATCTTCGGAACTGTTCGATCGGTTCCTGATA